ACGCTGATACGTGGAAACTGCAAGTTTCCGGTAGCGTTACGGATTACGGTTGTGCCAAGCCCTTCGACTACTGTTGGAGCGCGTAGCGCCTCAATTGCAGCAGGGACAACAGTTGGGACGAATCCTGAACCGTCGCCGCTTCCTGCTTGGAAATCGTCAGCCCCTCCTGCACGCAAAGCGATAGAAGGGATTGCGATTTGACCAGCAGATTGCAAACCTTGCGAGCGCATTTCTTTCATCGCCTCATTTGCCCATTCAGCTTCTGCACCTTCCAATTGTCGACCGTTAGAAACGGCTTCAACTGCACGGGATAAAGAGAAAGAACCATTGACGCGCTCAACTTCGCGCTTTTCAGATGTGCCAGCGTTTCCGGTTTGCGCCATGCGGGCAACCATCTGCTGCTCACGCTCTTTGTGCTTAATCTTGCTGTCAAGGTCAGAAATAAGACCGTCTAACTTATCGCATCGCTCCTGCTCTGCTTCAGTTAGTGTGCGGCCCTCTGAATCGGCCTTTTGGCCAACGGCTACGAATTCCTCATAATGTGCGGAACGTGTGCCTTTTAAATCGTTTAAAGTCATTTTTGTAAAATTGTTAGGTGCTAAGTTACGCACCTCGGTTTTTATAGTTTCAGGTTCCTGCCGTACTTCTGGCGTTTCCTGTTCGGGTTTCAATTCCTCCGCTTCCTCTTTCGCCGTCGCCATGTTTCGCGCTGATACAGTTGTAGTCGCGTAGGCTGGATAGGTGACCGGGCTAACGTCTAAAAGTTTTCCCATACGCTGCACGGTTCGCGTGCTGCGGTCTTCGCTCCATTGTTCATCTGTAATTGTAAACGCAAACGAACTTTGTGAAATGTCGCCGCGCTTAATCAGTTTGTAAAGGTCGCGCCCGTCTTGCGTGTCTGCAAGTGCGGCCCTGTACTTTAGTCCGTTTTCGTCAACGCTCAATTCTAGCGTGCCGTTGGTTGTTCGTGCCATCGGTGCGCCTTCGTGGTTTAGCAGCAACCGCACGTCGTCTTCCAAAACGTCGTCGAATGCGCCGCGTGCAATTGTCTCGCGGAAATATCCAAGGTCGGTCTCTGTGTCGAAGTTTGCTGCGTAACCTTCAATAACTAGTGAGTCATCACCGGCTGCGCGTACTTCGCTCGTCCGCAACTCGACGTTGTCGCCGTATTGCTTGCGTAGTTCTTCCACGCGTTCATTTTCTTTATTGTCCATCGTTAGTTGGTTCTGCAACTTTGTCGCTATAAGCTTGTAAACTTGATAAAGCGATTTGGTTTATTTGTACGGTATGCACGTCGCCGCCATCCGTCGGGTTCATCTCTTCCTTGCTTCGCACCTCGTTGATGTTCAGCACGCCATTTTGTAGCATCTTCGTGTAGAAGTCCGCGCGGCTTTGCATGTCGCCCCTATACAAGTCATTCAAATTGAACTTCGCGTATAGCTGTGGCCGTTCACGGTCTTGAATTAGTTTACGGTCAATCTCCTGTTCAATTCGCTTTGTCCACGGGCTGACCGTATGCCGTGCAAATTGTAGATTTTGCTGCTCGACGTTGTTGTAAGTGGTTTGGCTTTCCAACTGTACCAATGTAGGGGGCACGCTAAAAATGCGGCAAATCTCCTCGGCTTGGAATTTACGCGTTTGGATAAACTGCGCTTCATCGGGGCTGATGCTGATACGCGAATACTTAAAACCGAATGGCAGCAACTTCGTGCCGGCCTGCTGTGCCGCTTTGTTCCAACTGCCTTGTATCACGTCCATCTGCTCTTTTTTCAAAGGCTGGTCGCTCGAAAGTATGCCGGTCATCTGTCCGCCGCTGCCAAAGTATTCCGCGCCAAAGTTCTCGGCGGCTTTCGCAAGTCCTAGGTTTTCCCGGTGCAATCGGATGGGTGACTTTCTTTGAAGGTTGGAAATCTCCAGCATATTTTCAGGCTGAACAATACCCACGCCGCGAACGCTATACACGAACGTGCCGTTAACCGGCTTGCGGTCTACGTCCCAAACGTCAAGACCGATTAACTGCGTGGCATAGCCTCTGCTGTCGCGCTCAATTAGTGCGTACCCTACACCGTTTAAAACCGCGTTTGAAATAATAGTTTCCCAAAATTCAAATGCTGTTTGGTAGTCGTTGGGCTTGTATTTGATGAGGTCAAATGCCGGGTGCGCGTATGCCGGGTTCACTTCACGGCCCTCACGCTCGAACACGTCAAGTCCAAGTGATGCAATCGACGACGCAATACGGTACGTGCAAGCGTAAACCGTGGCAATGGTCATCGCCGTATTTTCGTTGATGTTCGCGCCGCTGGTTGTCGTGCCGTAAATGCCCAAATCGTTGGGTAAGCTTTGGCTATCGTATTTGCCCACTCGATAACGGAGTAGGGCGCTTAATCTGTCGCGAAGTGTTGCCATATGGTGTGCAAATTACGAAAGGGAAATTATATCGAAAATTGGTTCACTTGCGCCGTTGGTTTTATGGTGCGCATATTCGTTCATGGCAATGATGGAAGCAATCACGCCGTCGACTTTCTTGGCTTCATTGCGCTCTTTGGTGACTCGCTTGTTTTCGTTTACGTCGGTGTAGATAACAGCGCACCCCATTTGCCACCGTAGCACCTCATTAGCGCCGTGTATTATATTGCCTTTCATCATCTGCATCTCAAATTCCTTGGTCGGCCCGTTCATAGTAGTAATATTTTGCGCCATTGGGTGCATTTCTATGTCATCTTGCACCAATTCGCTCACGATATAGGTGCTAAATCTTGGGTCATACCCGATACTGCGCACGTCATATTTCGCGCATTGCTCGGCTATATGGTTCTTGACAATGCGGAAATCAGTCACGTTGCCCGGTGTAATTGTCAAATGTCCGTCTTTTGCGTATCGCATGTAGTCGATTCCTGCGCTTAATTTCTTACTGTTGGCCTTTTCCTCGTTAACAAATTGGTGCAGAATTAGATAAAAGCAATCGTGTTCGTCGTCACGAAAGAGCAACGAAAAGGCGGTTAAATCCTGCGTAGATGCCAAATCTAAGCCACCAAATGCCGGTAAATTGGGCAATCGCTCCCACGGTATAGGGTCTGAACCACGCATAAAAATGTCGTCAGGAATCCAAGCGTGTTCTGCGCTCGTCCATATGTTCAGGTTGAGCCGTAAAAACGTGTTCAGATAGCTTGGAATGGTCTGCGCTTTCTTGCTTTCCTGCTCGAAATATGCTTTTGTACAAATCGTTCCGTAGCCGGGGTTCGCTTTCTTCCAAGTTTCTTCCTGCGTCCAGTCGTCTTCCTCATCGGCTGCGTACAAAACCGGCAAAAATGTTTCATCTTTTACAATTCCATTTTTGACTTTCTCGGCATATTCGTGTACTTCCCAGCATATGGAATTACGGTCATGGCCTGCTGTTGTCAGGGCCATAATTATCGGCTGCGTCCGTGCGCCTGTACTCGTTACAAGTACGTCCCAAAGGTCGCGGTTGGGTGACGTGTGCAGTTCGTCGAATATAACGGCATGGCAGTTGAACCCGTGTTTGGTGCTGGCTTCTGCGCTGATGGACTTGTAAAAACTGCTTTTGTACTCGATGGAATTACGCAAAACTTTACCTCGGTTTGCAAGGTGCTTGTTGTTGTATACCATCTCCTGCGCGATGCTGAAAACGATGTTGGCTTGGTTGCGGTCGCCCGCCGCAGAGATAACTTCTGCACCCGGTTCACCATCCGCGAAAAGCATATAAAGAGCAATCGCAGCAGATAGGTTCGATTTGCCATTTTTACGCGGGATTTCAACATAGCACGTTCTGTATTTGCGCCTACCGTCGGCTTTTTTCCAACCGAATAGCGGCCTTATAATGTCATCCTTTTGCCAATCTTCGAGTAGGAACGCTTTGCCGCCTAGTTCGCCCTTGACGTGGGTGCAGAACTTTTCGATAAAGTCAACGGCGCGTTCCGCTGCAACCTCATCGAAATGGAATTCATCCAAAATATTCGTCAACGCTTTCTTCTGTTTGTGCCGTTGTTCCCACCAATCTTTCGAGCGTGGCAATCATAGCCTGCTTTCTCATCCGTGCCTCTTTAAGTTGCTGCCATTCGGGCCGGGCGCGGCTGTATGTGTCGCCGCTTTTACCGATTACTTGGTAACAAGTGCCTTCATTATTGCAGAAATCTTGCAGCATTTCTTCCTCAATTTCCACACATGAAAGCGTCTGAATCAGCGACTTTACGCCGCTAGTGAGGTCGCCCCGCGTGCTGTATTCGGCCACGCGCTCGGTGAATCGTTCGAATTGTGGGTCGTTCATGCCCCCAATGTACGGCCCTCCCCTTTTAGTCTGAAGCTAAAAAGGTGAAATCTGCTAGCTTGCAGGGATGGTGAGGCTCTTGCACTTTATTTTCTGCAACCCCTACCCCCATCGCTCGCGCCCACTCTTCACCGCGTGGCAATGCGTGCATAGTGCCTGCCAATTAGTTGCGTCATAGAAGTCATGCGTGCCTAGTCTCACCGGCTCGACGTGGTCGACTGTGTTGGCAAAGTGTCCGCACTCGTTGCATGTTGGATGCATGCTAAGGAATGCCCTGCGTGCCTTCTTCCACTTGTGTGTCCAATATCTCTTGTCTTGTCCGGTCTTTCGTTCGTGGTCAACCTTGGGCCTTAGCCACGGTGAGCGCCTTGAACCCTTTGGTATGTATGCCATGGTCACACAGAGTAACCGTGGTGCCTGGTCAGCTTATAGAGTTCATGGCTAACAGCTTGAAACCTGCTCCATCTACTAAATTGAAGGGTCTTAGTCTTTGCTGCTAACTCATCCATGATTTGAAAACGCTCGGCCCTCAGTTTATCGTATCGCTCACGTTGCTTTGCTGTCAGCGGTGACTTCCTTTCCTTGTGCGTGCCTTTCGGACTCCTGCCGATAATGGTTGTATAAGTCTCGTAGTTCGCCAATCTTGTAGCTTCTACCTTGCTTCGCTTGTTGCATAAGTTCCGCAGCTCTGCCGGGCTTTTGCATGTCAATATTTCTGCCAAAAATCCACTGTTCTCCGTGTCTGTGAATATTGTCGACATAGCATTGTGGTGCGACATTGTCAGGCTCCCACCTAACGGCCATAAACCTTCTCGATGCGAAATGACCACAGTGCAGTTTGGTGACGTGCAGCGACTCGCCACAGGTGAAGCAATCCGCGTAACCATCTGCGTCGGCTGCTTTGTACCGGATATATTTGCTAAATACATCATCAACCTTCTTTTTCATTTGGGCGTGCGTGTACGCCGTCAGCGGTTTCTTCTTTGCCATTGCCTGCTAAGATAGCGCGCTCTATCTGTTCTGTGAGTTCCTTGCGTTCGCGCACGCTGCGTTTGTACTCAGGCATCTCCTGCACATTGGTCCAGCGCTGTTGTAAGGTGCGCATGTGGTTGGCTTTCTGTATCTCATAGCGTATTTCGCACATCTTAAAGAATTCCTCTGTGTGTTTGGTCACATATGGGTGCGCTGTAAACTGTCCGCCATGCTGTAAGAAATATTCCTTTTCTATGCTATGCGGGTGGTATCGCTGTGCGGCTTCTGCTCCATATACTTCTCGTATCGTATGCTTTCGCGTGTCGATGAGGTCGAGCCAAAATATTTCAAGGTTATTCATTTGCTTTGCTTCTGTCGTTCGTCCATCTCCTGCCGTTCGGTGTACGTTAACCGGTTTTCGCCTTTGAACCAGTCCACCGCGTCAACTCGGTCGCGTACTGTCGGTTTTTTGGCTGTTGCGTATTCGGGTTGAATGTATCGCATGGCTTCAGCCTGTGCGCGTTCCGCGTCTTTACGTTCGTTTTCTCGTATGGTGTCCACGATGGGCGCACGCTGCTGTTCGTACTTGCGAAAGCACTCAACAAATTGCGCCAACTTTAAACGCTCGTAATAAGGCCCGTACGCCTCTTTCGCCATGTTGTAGGTACATAGCCTCCAATCTTCAATTGTAAAGCAAGGAAAGCCCTTCAAAAGCTCGTTTAAGGTCATTTCGAACTCTTCTGCGCGGCTCATTGTCTTATTTGCGTCAATAAACTTGCAACAATTTACCAGCATTGCAATCATGGCCGCCCGTGTTGCTTCAGGCTGGATGCGCATGGCCGTTTGTACGTTCGTGCCTTCAAAACATCCTTGCACGGTCAACGTCGATACGTCCAGTTTCCGCAAGTTCTCTAAGCTTGTCGCGGTTTTCGCTTGTTTCAATGTTTCGCGCTCTAGGTGCGTTAGTTCTCCTATCCTTGGATGTGTCAAATACCAAGCCTTTCCAGCCGTTTGTAATTCCTTGGTGTATTCGCTCAATTGCGTCTGTTTCTTCTTCGTAAGCATTTGCTAGTGTGATAAGTGCCCGCTGTTCGCTTTGGGGCGTTTTGTAACTGAATTTATGTGCGGCCTTTTTGTAGTCAATCCATTCCTTCCAAGCGGCTGCAAATTTCTCGGTGTCGAAAGGCAAAACAAGAACGGGCGTTTTCGCCCTTTTAGTAATTGATTTAGTAGGTGTATTAGTAACTGTATTAGTATGTGGGGAATTTAGCGCGCTCGTTTGCGTGGATTTACGCGCTCGTCTGCGTGAATCTACGCGCTCGTCTGCGCTAATCTGCGCGCTCGTCTGCGCTATTCTACGCAGTCGCCGGTTGTATCTGTCGCCCTCTCTGACCAAAAAACCGGCGTTTACTAGCTTGGAAATGTAACCGCGCGCCGTGTCATTTGATACGTTTAGCAACTCAGCAAAATGGTCATTGCCTGCAAAGCATGGCCGGCCTTTGTCTTCAAAGCTGGCAACCTCAGCAAGCAACACCCTTTCGTTTGGGTGCAACTCGCTAAGATTCCACAACTCCAGCGGAACATATATGCCTTTACGCTTCAACGAAATGAAGTATTGAGCGCACAAGCTGCCGCGCTGATATTAAATAGCCCAAGCTGGTCATGTCGTCGCCGCCTTTGACTTTATCGCTCTCGTGCGCCTCCAAAACCTTTTGTAGCGTCTTACGGTCAACCACAATGCTGACCTTTTTGTCGTGCGTCATAAACGCCCAATAATCCGCCTGCGTGTGTTCTATGCCGCTTGCTTTGCTGAGGCTCATAAAACTTCGGTTTTTCTAAAGATGAGGATGTTTTGATGAATTTTCACAAGCTTTCTACTCTTCATGTTTCCGTTAGCCCTCATCGACGCGCTCGCAATTGGATTCAATAAGATAGCTTCATTGTAGAATTTCATCCCGCACCTTTCAAACGCCTTGATTGTATCGGGAACGAATCCAATGTAATTCCCTTTTTTATCCCTTACCTCTCCAACCACAAAACAAGCAAAGCCGCCGTCGGTCAAGAGATTACAAGATTTTTCAATGATAGATTCATAGAGTTCAAGAAATTCTTTATACGGCTTGTTTGAGATGTCTCCTTCAAGATCGCTATACACTTCAAGGTCAGCGTAGGGAGGACAACTAAAAACCAAATCAAATTCTTTTTTAAATCCTTCTAGAACCTCGTTTGAATCGCCAACATACCAATTTGGTTGATTGTTGGCCTCCAAGATTTCAATTCCTTGTTCTCTATTGCTTAATATTTGTTCTTCTCTTATATCGATTCCGGTGTACTTGTATCCTAGTTTATTTGCTACAATACCACGAACCGACCCACCCGCAAAGGGGTCGAGAATGCGCCCTCCCTTTGGGCAAAACCAATGATAAAGAACTTCACACAAGGCCGGATCAAAAATGGACGTATAGTTGTCTTTATTGTCGTATCCTTCCTTTTTTGATATGTCCCGGTACAAATCCGTTCCGCTATTTATGGATTTTGCAACGCGGCCAATTTCGCTTTTTATACCAAGTTTTTTCCATGTCTTTTTCCGTCTCTGCCAATTACCCGTCTTCGTGTCTAAAACGCTGAACGGCGGCTCAATGAATTGCTCTCGCAAAATTGGGTCGGTTACTATTACTTCACCAAAGAGATTGACTTGTTCACTCATCATTGGTCGCGTTTAATCCGGGGATATGTAGTGGGTCGCGCTTGCATTCCACGGTGTAAAACGGTCGGTCTTTGCGTAACAAGTTGCTGAATTCACTTTCACCGTCTTGACCTACTTTTAAATCATGCTCCCAACCGTTATGAAATTCAATCATCCGTGTTTTCTATTAGGTAGGTTCTCATGTAGTTCAAAAACTTGTTTGCGTCTTTGCTCATTGGGTGCGTCGTCGGTGTAAGCCATAATTCATATGGTTCCTTTTCAGTCCAAGCCGGGTCTATTTTATTGTAGCTCGCTTGTATTTCAGTCAACAATAATTTTACCATTTCTAAAGCCTTTGCAAACGGCTTGCCTTGCATTTGTGGGCTTCTAATTATTTCATCTCCATCATAATAAGAGTTTTTTCTCTCTGGCATTTTCTTTTTTATCTGTTCAATTAAGTCACCGTAATTGTCGGCAGCGTTTTTATCTGTTTCAAGTTTTTTAAAAATGTCAGAAAATGCATCATCTAAAACTGCGCGAAATAATGCCTTTGCAACGTAACTATCTAAACTAGAATCATTGCAATATTTAAAAACGTGTTTCATGCTTTTACTCTGTTTTCATTCATTTGCTCGATACTGATAGCAACCGCATCAAATAACGTCAGCGGCTCAACGTTGTCTTTTTGAACAACTGCCGCCGTGTGCTTCAAGATGCCTGTTGGATTCGTGTGGACGTAGTTAACGATTGTACGGTGCGAAACGCCTAAGTCAAAAGCACATTGGTCATAGTTCGCCCAGTGCGTCTGTATAAACTCTTTCAGGTTCATTGTATTGAATTTTCAGTTGGTATTTGATTCGCTTGGCTGATAGGTCGGTAGTATACCGCACCAGACTGCTGTAGTTCTCAAACCGCACGCGGCTGTGGTAGCTTGGCACGATAACCGTGTAATAAAGGCTTTCAAAATGGCATTCCATCGTCTTTTGCTGTTGGGTTGGCTGCTGCCTTTGCCATTACCTGTTCCTTTATGCTTTCGTTGATTACCTCGTACTTCCACATTGAAAGCGACATAAACACTTTAAACGGGTCGGTGTCTTCGCGTCTCCATTCGCGGCCCTTCACGTTGCATCGCATTTTCACTTTCTGACCGGGTGCAAGCTGTATCGCTTCATCCACATCGTCTTTTAGAAATTCAACTGCTAACGTTTCCGGGTACTGGTCGCCCGTTGTTTCAATGTGGATTTCACACTTGCGGAAACCGCTGGGAAATTCCTGCGGAGCGTTAACCCGCTTTATAACGCCTTCAATTATCAATTCCATTTTTCTTATATGATTTGTTAAATTCTGTCTGTGACCAGTTCGGCATGTCTATCACGCGCAATTGGTTTAATTTCAAGCGCTCAAATATTTCGCGCCATCTTTGCGGGCTGATTTCGCCCCATATTAGCTCCTCCTCTAGTCCGTCGTCATCGTCACGCATCGAGGAATTCCGCAACATTAAAAGAGCAAAGTCACGCAAATTTTCGTCGTGCGCTTCTTTGTCTTCCTGCGCTTCGTTAAAAAATTCGTCTAGGTTCATTCTGTTATTTCGTCTTCGCCGTACACCCCCACTTCGTAAAAGCCAGCAAGTTTTAAAACAGCCCGGGAAAGAGCGCGCTTTTCAGCCATTGCAATCGGGTACGCATTACGGTTGTTTGCTTTGCTTACTTCGCCAAACGTCTCAACCTGCCCAATTTCGCATTTTGCGTATGCTTTAACGCAGTATCGCCCTTCATCGGGGCTACACCATTCAAAGACGGGTTCGAAGGTCACTACGGCGCTTATTTTAGCTTGCAAGTATTCAACTCCTTGCCGGGTCATGATGACAAAGCCGCGTGGGTCTTTGTGGAAGTGGTCAGGGCGCATTTCGTATTTGGTCGAAAGCGCTTTAAGTGCGTTGGTGTTGCTCATTTTGTGCGTGCTTCTGTTATGCTTTGCTTTAGCTGTTGGATAAGTTTGTCAAACTCTAAGTTGTCGCGCAGGTTGTCAGCAAACGCGTTAAAATTGGGTGCTGGATTCGGGTTAACCGACGACTGCACGCAGATGTATCTATTTTTTCTCATTGCTCTATGTGTTTCTGTATCATGTTTTCAATCATTCCGTAGTCAACCGGGAAAAGCGTGTCATCAATTCCGTAAAGCTGAATCATGTTTTGCGTTACCCCGTCATGCCGGCACAAAAAAACGCTCATAATTGTTATGATTGGATTGCTTGGCGGTTCGTCATAACTCCAGTCAACTCCGGGGTCGTATTCAAAAGCAACATCCAGTTCCGTGTTGTTGCCGAGTTCAATTACAAATGTTTCCATGCGGCTTTTGTTAGGTTGCTTTCTGTTTGCTCGGTACGGTCTAGCACCTGCTGAAACCATTCGGGTTCGTTGTTCATGCGTTCCAATCTACTTCGTTGGTTCTAATAACTTCATCAAAGTTCTCGAACAAGAATTGTCAAGGCTGTGAGTAGCTCGCTCATGCTTGCAGAGACATTAGCATCCCGTATGCCTTATTCTCTGCAGCCGTGTGGAAGTCTAGGCGTCCTTGCGCTGAAGCTACGTCCTCTACAGTTCCTTCCTTGCGAGCCTCTAGAAGCTCCATGTATGCTTCGTTGGCTTTCTCAGTGTGCTTCTGTCGTAGATTCACTAAGAACTCCTGTGCTATTGTGTTTACTAACTGCTCTCCGTACTGTTGGTTGGTTGGTTGGTTGCTCATGATTGCTGTGTGTTTGTTCGTTTTGTTATCACAAATATACGCAACTTATTTCGTTACGCAAGTATTTTCGTAGATAAAAATAAAAGTTTTTTCTCTTTCCCTGTGTTTGCTGACGTTTTAGGTCACAAAAAAAACGGCCCCCACGTTTGGAGGCCGCTTAAACAAGAAACAAACAAGTCAAGCGGAAGGAAAACCGCCCTTCATGAAAGGTCTAAGATACTATTTTTTGGCTTCCTCTTTGGATGCCTTGCGCTTTTTTCTGCGGTCGCTCACAATGGCGTTGATTAGCACATCAATCCATCCGAAAACCTTGTTATCGATATTGGTTGGTGTGAGATTCACGATAATTTTGGCGAAAGCCATAACCCCCAACAAAATTTCAGCCCAGTACATTTGAATAAGTTCTCCCATGATTAAAGATTTGGGTGCAAGGTATTAAAGCGGCATTAAACAGTTAATAGCCGTGTGTCCGCCTATAACAACGCCGCATCCAATCGCCTGTTTTTTGTAGTGCTTACTGTATGCAGCGGCATAACTGTCGCGGTCTAAACCACAACCCACCTGCATAGCCCAAATGCGGTTCCTGTTGCCGCAAAAATGTTCAACGTATGCCTGCGTATGTATATGGCCTTGGACCGTGCTTTGCATGTCGTTCTTTGCCTTCGTGCGTGCGGTCCCGCCTTCACCATGAACGAATTGCACGCCGTCAAATTCTGCGCGCTCTGTCCAATCCCAGGACGTGCCCAGCACTTCGTTAAACGACTTAATCCACATACTAGGAATGGAAGAACTAAACGCGCGACGCATTACCACCCTATCGTGGTTGCCGATTATAACCGTTGCAACCGGGAAAGCCTCGCGCCATTTCTGTAAGTCTTCAATTGCCCTTTCCAATTCCGTTTTTGCGCTCATCCCGTCAGGGTCAGTCTCATGCCTGCTGGTTGCATGCGAGTCGACTAAATCGCCGATTAAAAGTACTTGATTGCAGTTGAAACGGTCGTAAGTCTCTAAGCAAAATTCAAAATAACCTTTCTTTTCGAAGGGACAATGCAAATCGCCTATCACTAAAATTCGACGCTCTTTACGGCGCAGGCTTTCAAGGGCCTTCAATTGTTGGGGTGTAACGCGTGGCCGGTGTTGCATCAGTTATAAAGCCATATAACATCTTCGCTGTGTTCAGCGTCGTAACTGTTGTCAGCGTGGATGAAGGTGGGTGAAACGCCTATGCGATTTATTCCGGACTCTAAAAGCGCTCCGATAATGTAGCACCTAGAACGGGAGTCGGTGCAATGGATGTCAGCCGCGCAACCCGTTAGATGGGCGCTGTTCTTTTTCCCTCCTGCGCTTTTGTTGTTTGCCTCACACCGTAGCCCGCTGTTCACTACGAATGGAATTCCTGACAGTTCCCGCGCATGGTCAAGCATCTGCAAAAAATCGTCATCCATGTGGTCTTCGCCCCGCGTTTCACCGTTGCGTTTGCACGTTCTACACTTACAATCGAATTCGCTATAATTAAAGTGCTTCATAGATTATAAAGGTAGCCATTATTCCAATGAGCAAATCCGCGACATCAACGCGGCCATAGTGATGCGCTTTGTATACGATGTTCGCGCCAACGGTTATAAGTATCAGTCCAGCCATTACTCTTTTTCCATTTTGGCAAGCATGATTTCTATCTTATGTATACTGACAAGTAACTCTTTTGCAATCTGCTTGAATTCGTCCTGTGTTATTTCCAACTGCATAACCCTGCTTTTTAAACGGGCCACCGTGCTGTTGAGGTTCACCCAAACGCCTACAATTCCCGCAATTACCGGCAAAAGTGCCGCCCATATTTCCCAGTTCATCACTTCTCTTTTTTCTGGATAATGTACCATTGTCCTCCGTGGCACAAGATAGTAATACCATCGTAAGCGCGGTCGAAATCATAAGACGCTGCGCCGTCGATTGTTACGCCGGTATCTGTTGCGAACGGCCTTAGCTCCGCGTATTTGTTCGCAGCTAATGTTGAGTCGCTGTGAAATTGCATGGTGCGGCCTTCGTTGCCTGTTACAGTAGGTAAATAAATAAGTGAAGAACCATTTGCCCCAGTCCAAGTGTTGAACATCATATAATCAATCGACCTCACATTGTAAACTGCTGCGTTTCGGTTTACAATTGACGTAACGGGCTGTTGAATCATGCGACGTAAAATGTTGGGGCTGATTCCCTGTGTTTCTTGTGCTACGATGTTTCGTAAATCAATTACAGGCCCGTTATCATCTTGCGGTTCGTTTGTGTCAATTATTTCAGGCTCAGGTGCAACTATTCCGTCATCATGTTCAACTATTTCAAAAGCTTCAAAATCACCCTCAACACTTCTGGCTATAAAACTTGTTTCAAACGGTAAATAAGTGCTACCAGCAAATGACAATGAGTTAAAAGGACTCAAAAATGTTTTGAAATAACCGCCTCTTTTTATTGGTGTGCTATCGTTTTGACCGGCCAAAACTTCCCGAACGCCCAATGAATGTATGCCGGTATCTGCTGAGGGATTGGCTAAACTTGACCAATCAAATAACGGTTCATCGCCTCCTGCACTAGATTCAAATATATTTTTATCGGTATTAAGTGCGCTAGAACCAAAAAATACATTGGGCTGTTCAAATTCACCTCTGCCGTGGTTGCCCGTGTTTGCCTGATAAACAATTTGGTCGCCGTTCGTGTCATTGCCAGTCATGGCGTAAAAACCTATGTTCAAAGCTCCTTGGTTTCCTTGGCTGATTAAGCCCGGTGACGGGCCCCCATATGAGCCGTAGGCACGAACATTTACGGAACATGTAAGGCCTGTTTCGTCAGATGGCAAAATCAATGGAATCGTTAAAGGTATATTGGGGATTGGGCTTATAGGAACGACGTTTGCATTCCATAACATATTACCATTGCTATAAATTCCAGTACTTGTATCAACGTAACTTTCACCAACGGTGACAGGTAAATAAAAGTACCCCGGCGTGCTGCTCCATTGCGCGTCTGTTATT